GTCAGATGCACCTGCCGGTCAAATCTGTCGTAGACCAACCCCTCGCCGCCACGCCACTTGCCCTCAACGTACCGGTCGTAAGCAACACCTGTGAGTGTCTGCAAGTCATCAAGGTAAGAACGAGGTAAGAAGAAATTGTCAAGTGAGCGGGTCGTGTACGCCTTGGTGTTCCTGGCAGGCTTGTGACCACCAGCCAACCCAAACCGAACCGCCAAGAAGTGCGATGGGGCACCTGGATTGCAAGCACCGTAGATCTGCAGAGGGAGGTCATCAATCGCAAGACGGATACGTCCACGAAGCATTGTCCAGTCTTGCTCGCTCAGCTCCACAGCTTCGTCAACCGCACAACCTGACAAGTTGAGAGAACCAATCTTGGTGTAGTCCTCAGCATCACCGATGCCAAAGTAGTAGATAGATCCACCACCAAGCAGCCGAATCACTCGTTCTGACTTGTTGTGTTGGAACGTTCCAGGTGGAAGAACCGCTGGCAACTTGCCATCGGGCTCAAGAAGCGTTCGTAGGGTCGTTGCTTTCAAACTGACCAAGTGCTTCCGGCACAATCCCTCGCGAGCTGCTGGTCGCCCTGCGACTCGGCTTACGAGCTTCAGACAAACCGCTCTTGTCTTGCCAGCACCGAAGGCACCTGAGTACAAGCATTCACGAACACCAGCCTTGATGAACTCCAACTGACTGGGCAACAGGTCAATCGTCGGCATTTTCTTCCGGCTTCTTGGCTTCGGCAAACTCAATCACCAGCGGGTTCATGGTCTCACCTGAGTGCTCAGTCTTTTCTGCCATGCCCAAGTACTGCTTTGAAAGCCACATCTGCATGCGTTGGTCGCCTTCCAAGGCAGTTCGGAACATCTCACGACGCAGACTTGCACGTGCCTTGAGTCGCTCTTGGTCAATTACATCCTTGAACCGGTTGCGGATCGTGTTGTGATGAACGTCAAAGAAAGCTGCAATCTCTTCGTATGTGCATTGCATTGCTGCAAGCCTCCGAAGCTGCTCCTCGTCAATCGGCTTTTCTGGACGTCCCTTTGTCATCTGTATTCGTACCTTGGTGCAAGGCTTGAAACGTCAGGGCAATCGGCGTCAAAGGATGCTTTTTGCCAAGAGATGCGGCAGTCAAATCTCTTCTCAAGACCACCACCCCAGCCTGATTCCTTCTCGACCAACTTGACATACTCACTATGGCGTTCAGACAGACCAACAGCGGCATCCTTCTGGACAAGGGCGGTGCGGTAGGTTGAGCAGCCTCCGTCTACATTCGACCCTGGTTGGCTCCAACAGTGACCGGTCATTGCACAGGTTGGCACACCTGACCGCAGCAGCTGAAGGTTGTAGTCAAAGTCCTCCATGCATCGGAGATGGTCAAATCGGAACTTGAACTTTCTTGCCATCTTGGCATTCAACGCGTAGATACCCCAAAGCCGTGTTGGGCCTTGGACTCTGTGCGTGAAGCTACGCCTCGACACTTGCCAGATTTGGGACTGGTAAGTCACACCAACCATACCGAAGCCGGCACGGATGTTTGCTTTCATCTCGGCGAAGAAGGCCACCCAACCATCAAGATCTGTGGCATCCAAGTAGCCATTGGCCTTGACCTGTTTCTTGTCAGAGTCCCAAGCAGCACGCATGACCCGTACATCGTCATCGACCATGACAACCATGCCCTTGGAATCATCAAGCATGGTCTGTCTTTTGTTGCCCATGTGGCCTTCTTGAGTGGTCGGGCTGGCATTAGTCCCCTTCCAGACCCGCTGCAATTCAGCACATTCAGCTGCGGGAGCGTACCAGTGAACAAAGGAGTGAAGCTCCCTCGGCATGTTGCGGACAAAGATCTGCCTTTCGACACGGTTCAGTGTTGGCACGCAGATACGAAGTTGTCCCAGGGACTTGAGTGCATCGGCGGTCATTTCGTGCCTCCTGATTTCTTTCGGTTGTTCAGAGTTGACCTGTTGTTCATCAGGGCGATTTCCTCACGATGGGTCAGGCAGTTCCAGAGCTTTTGCAATGAGTACCAAACAATGGTGTACCTCTCGGCGTCTGCCTTTTGACGTGTGAACTTGGTCACTCCGTGTATGCGTGCTTGGCCATCAAAGAAAGACAAGGAGCCATCAGATATCTTGAGTGCAAGGTCATACTCAGGGACATTCAAGTAGCCACCATCAATCCCGTCAGTGATGCCCAGCATCGCAGACCAAGCACCCTTGTAGTTGCCGGAGTCGTAGTGGTAGGGCAGTCGGTTCGACTTATTCACGATGCCCGAGGTGAACATGGTCTTGCCGATCTGGTAGTTGTCAAGCACCTTCGACTCAGTTTCAGCTGCGTGCAGTGCGGCAGCATCGGGAGCCATTGCGCGGTAGAACTTGGCGACTGAGTCAGTCCAACCCATCAGGCACGAGTGCAGGGTTGCATTGTCAACCGCCATGCCTGCGATGCGACATGCTTTGTTCCGCAGCTCGCTCCGAGGCTGGTATCCAAAGACGGATGACTGTGTCTTCATCCCTTTCATCTTGGTGGTTCCCCTCGCACCTGTTGCAAACTTGTGTCGTGACAGAAGTGATCGCAACGTTCCCAGGTCCCCTCCCATGTTGGCGACATACCCAAGCACCACACGATCGCCGCACCTGACCAACGTATCCTCTTCGACAACAGTTGAGCAGTCAGGCTCATCGGCGTAGACACCAAGCAGCTTTGACTCATCAATCCTTTTCAGCTTTACATCAATCGTCTTCATCAGGCTCAATTCCTGCAAGGTGGAGAATGGCTTCGCTATGCGAAAGCAGGTCCTGCTCTTCCATGATGCGATCCAGGTGTTCGACAAACTTCGTGTGGTCGCCAAGAGACAAGTAGATCACAAAGGTTTTCACAGTATCGTTGGCGTAGTCCTCTTCAGAACGCGTCATACCCTTGGCATGGTCAGCACCGCCCCGTTCTGTATCCTTCGCAAGCAAACGATCCAGCTCGCCATCAAGAAAGCCGGAAGCCTCCATCAGGTCTTCATCCAGACTGGTGGTCAGTTTGTCAAGCACGTCCAAGTCCCAGGTTGCCAACTCCGCAGTTCGGTTGTCTGCGATACCAAAGGCAGTTGCATCCATGCCTTCCAAGCCTGACCGGACTACTGCGATTTTCTTCCACCCGAGTTGTTTGGCAGCTTCCAAAGTGCCATTGCCAGCAATGACCGTTGTAGCGTTCTTATGCGTGACGATTGGCTTGACCTGTCCGAACCTCGACAGAGAGGCTTTGATGGCGTCGATGTTTCTTTGGCTATGCTTTCTCGCATTTGCAGGATCACTTGTCAAGATTGTGATGTCAACTGCGTACTGTTTGATTGAGTCGTTGATCATTATCCATCCTATGCAATGGCGACTGTCTGCCCTGCAAGGTTGCGGAATGTCGCCGAGCCCTCAACCTTGATGTTGCTGTTGGTATACTTTGTACCATCGGTACATGCAACAGTCCCACCGTAGATTTCTTGAAGAAGCCCACTCACAGACAAGCCGCCAGACAGCAACACCTGACCTGCGGTCACCAAACTGTCTGAGCCAGTAATCACGGCACCCGACTTGGTTGTGAATTCTGTTTTGGCCGCTGGATCAATTTGCACAAACTTGCCAACGCTGCCGCTGTGAATGACCAAACCGCTATTTCGTAGACTTTCAAGCTCGTCAAGAGAATGCAGATTTGCACCGCGATGCACAATTACGTCAGGGCCATCCATTGAATGAGTTCCAAAGCTGCCATAGCGGGTCAAACCGTCAAGTGTGACAGTGGCACCTGACTCAATGATCAGCTCACCAACGGGATAGTTGGCAATTTTTACATTGCCTGCGGAGCTTGTGACAACAATTTTCTTAGCGCCACCACCTGAGGCCGTGCTCAGCTGCAAGATGCTGGGTGTCTTGCCAATCACCAAGGTGCCAAAAGAACCTTTAAGGTTCACCCGCTCTGCCTTTGTATTCAGCACAGCCACTTCTGCACTGATCTCAACAGGTGTTGATGCTTCTCCGATGTTCCCGTTGTAGTCGCCCTGCACCCGTAGTGACTTGGCTGTGACTTCGCTGGACGTGTAGCCGACCTTGATCGTAGTGCTGCTGTTGGAAAGAATCACAACCGATCCAGACCCTGGGACGGTGCTTGTTGACCACCTCTTTGCAGAGCCAGCCCAGTTGCCAGCACTTGAAGCTGTCCATCTTGCAGCGACCCCTGCGCCTGATACGGCTGAGTCAACGGAGCCACGACTGTCGTACTTGGGCAGTACCATTAGATGATGATGAATTGGTTGCCAGCAGAGGGTGCCTCTGTGAAAGCATTAGTAGTGAACTTGCCGCGACCGCCACTGAGCGTGTAGTCGGTGATTGACTTTTGCTGCCCAAGCAAAGAACCAGAGGTGAACAGAATCAACCTACCATTGAAGTGGTCATCAGTGGCCTCTGTGATGGTTGTTTCAAAGGCAGTGGTGGTTGGTGAAAAGCTTGTTGTGTCAATGCCACCTGTTGGGCTTGCATCCATCATGACCTCAAGCCGATCAGCAGCTGTGCTATCACCACTGAGCTTGACCGCATCAACCGGCTGGTTGGAACCACCTGAGGTGTAGCTCGCCAGGTTGGTTGCAGCCGTTGCATTGTCATTGATTCGTGCCGTGTTGGCTTTGATCAGATTGTTTGACGTGTCCATGGCAGCTTCCAAACTGTCAGCAGCCGCAGCTGAAGCAGAGATTTGCTTGGCATTGACATCAAGAACGCCACTTGAAGCCGTCACAGCACTGCCGCCAGCTTGGGTGACATCGGCCTGGAGTGTGTCGCTGCCGCCGATCAGTGAGTCAAAGACGTTGGCAGGGACGATTGTGCCACTTCCGGTGTACGGACTGAAGGCGTCCCCTCCCACCAAACTGACCTTGAATGCTCCCAGGGTTCCTACGTTGCCAGCAGTGACCTCCAACGAGTACATTCCGTTTGCGATATGGGCGATGTCGTTGCTGCCTCCTGATGCAGAAAGAGTGATACTTGCCGAGGTGACGCCACTGATGAATCTTGCAGTGATGCTGCCTGCGGTGACACTGGTGACTGGCTCCCCAGTCGTTGGATGCAGAAGAGGCCCAACGCACAATGTGGCTGCGGTCGATTGCTTGATACTCCCCAAGTCCTGAGTGGTCTGTCGTCCACCCGCACCTGTTCTTGCTTGGTTTGAGAAAGAGCCAACGACAGCTCGTACTGACTGCGAATCAACCGTGCCTGCAACAACAACTGCGAAGGTGCTGCCCTTGGCGAAGAAGCTGCTGTCTGCGCTCATGTTGATGGTGACTCGATTGAAGCCGGTCAGGGA